AAGATCAATGATCAAGTAAATAAGAAAAGGAATACAGGAGTCTTCCTAAGAACAGAATCAAACAGAGGAACGATTACTAAAATCATAGAAAAACACAACAAACGAGATCGGATTTGTTATTACTACGAAGTTAAATGGCCTGATAAGAGACGATCAGAACACGCACAACACATACTCGTTCCAGCACCATGAAAAAACAAATTGACCCGTTGAAGGTAAGTATTGACTACATGAAACACGCAACTTTAAGTGAGTTGTTCGCTTTAGAACGTGTTCTTTCCTGCTACAAGGAAATTAAACAAAAAGAACGAGATGAAGAAAGGCAAAAATACAGAGAATATTTACGATCTAGATGAATCAAACATTCTGCCCCTGCCCTAAGTGTTCTTTCTTTAGGACTAGAGTTGTATGTACTAAACGGGATAATGATGGAGTCACGATTAGGCGCAGAAGATGTCCTATCTGTGATTACCGTTGGTACTCCCTTCAGTATCCAGAAGTTGTTATAAAAAGCAGCGAAGTTAAATGGGGCAAATCTGGATCTGACGCAACATTTGTCCCTTCATAAATCAAATACTTTTCTTAGGAAGTTTTTGAATGTACGTTGTCTAACAGGGTTTTCTAAGCAAGCAATTTTAGCTTTGCATTTTGCTATTTCAGTTAAACAATTAGCAATGAATTGTGCTTGCTGAAAACTTTGTCTTTCGACTGCTTCGCAATGCTTTAAAAGTTGATCTTTAGTAGCTCCTTCTGAAAACCATCTAATCTTTTTCTCCAGCTCCAGTTCTTGTTCAACTGTAGGAGGTTCCATTAGTTGATCTAACAAAATGAATTGTTCATCCAAATTCTCCATCTAGTTCTTTACCTTTAGCTGCTAACCCAGTGTAGATCCCATACATAGGATTGTCAGATCCATCAGAAAGCGTTTTCCTATGTCGTCCATCTAGAACGTACCAACGCTCCATATCCATTGCTCTTTTTTCGTCTTCTTTGCGCCACTCTGGCTTATACATACTCATTGTAAACTTGTATTAGATTTAGGGAATAACCTTGACTCTAGGAAATCTACAGCCTGATCATCAAGTGTATTTGTAGTCTGTTTTGCTGCTGCTTTCAAGAGGTCAAGTAACAGTTTTTTACCTGATTCGCTACGCAAAAAAGAATAGAGAAGAGGTAGGAAAGGCTTGAATAGTTTTCTCATAAATAGACTCACTCTTCACAAGCTTATATAAAATCGCTAGATTTGGCTTGGTGATCCCCATCACAACTTCAGAACCTCCCTAGATTTGCACAGAAGGGGAGGTTTTGTCGTTTAAGCCGATACTTAACCTAACAGGATTATGGAGCGAAAAACATTTGTATGTTTTTGTTCACACTGCCTTGAAAAAAGAAGACAAATTGAGAGAGCTTACCTATTGAAGAGCCAAACAAATCCAACTAAAATCAAATAGCACACTACTACTCGGAGGCTGCAAGCTTAGTTATTAAACAGCGCAGTGGGATGCGATTGTTCACAAGACCCCTTAGCTCTTAGAGGACGCTAGGGGGTTTCATTTTGGTCTAGGGTGATAAACCTCAACTTCTGAATGACATTGAGGGCAACTGAGGAAGGCAACAAAATCAAAATCTTCCAAATCTTCACAGTCAGAGTCACTACCCCAAATTAATTCGGTGTCACAGTGCCAACAGTTCACTTTTTTTTCTCCCAGTACTTAAGCAATGTCTCTAACTCCTTAATCCTTGCTTTAACCCTTGCTATCTGTTCCTCCATCCGTTTGGGTTCCTCTTTACTCCTTCTAATCTAGCAACGTCCTTCTCTATAGCCGATAGGCGGTGAAATATCTCTCTAAAATTACCTTGCGAACGGTTTGAACGATTGCTCAGAACCATCAACAACGCAGATATGGCGGCCCCAACAAGTGCTGCTAGTAGTTCTTGAGGCATTTTTATCCTTTTGGAGTAATCTTAGACTATTGTTTCTAGTTTTTTATGACAGAAAAACAAACTCCTGAATCCAAGCCTAATAAAAAAGGGCCAATTGGTAAACTAAAAGACATCGCTGAAGATAAAGAAGAACAGCTTCAGATCATAGGTGTAGCAGTGCGTTTGGGTGTTGTCATTTGGTCTGGATTTATCGTAACTTTAAACTATATAACTATTCCAGGTTACAGTTCTGATCCTAAAGATATAACTTTTCCTGCAAGTTTGCTAACTGGAGCCCTGGCTTCGTTTGGTTTAGAGGGTGGAAAAAAGCGTGGTGATGGAACATATAAATCAGACGATGAAAAGCCTATGAATAAAAAAGAGATACAGGCAATGTTGAGTGAGCAGTCTGGTTCGTTCCAAACCATAAGAATCGAAACTCCTATTAAACTGGTTCCACAAGAACCTAAGATTGACCCCATCACAGGGAAAGAAGTCGATCCACAATCAGGAAAACTTACATGAAAAAGTTTTTAATCTTGCTTTTATTAGCGAGTCCAGTGCAAGCAGATATGCGGCACTCAATCACTACATCAGCAAAAGTTACCTTAGATGCTGCATATAGTTCCGCAAATCGTATTGGGACAACTTACAGCGTTACAGGCAACAATATAACTCCGAGTACTACCGTCTCAGGCACTACGACCTCTGGTGCTATCGGAGGATTGACGGCTGATTCGGTTACAGCAGGAGTTCCCGCAATTGTAGATACTGACTTCGCTGTCACAACTGCTGGCTCTGCCTATTCGATGACAGAAAGCCTGACAATGGGAGATGCAGTTCAGAGCGCAACTACTGTTACAGGTGGCGTTGTTCCTGCATTGCCTTCTCTTGGTTCAACAGTTACAGGATCGGGCGGTGTTTCAGGTGGAACTATTACTTCTTTAAGCTCAGGTGTTCATACTTGTGCTGGCACGATGGGAGCAGGTTCAAGTTGTACGGCACAAACCATAGTTGAATCGGTGGTGGATTAGTGCATGTTCCACTTATTGCTGCTTTTGTGGCTGTCATTATTGTTGCTGTTTTCAATTTCCTAATGTGGAAACACTACATGGATATACATAGATGAAGCGTTATCTCCCGCTATTATTGTTATTAAATACTGCTGAGATCCTAGCCGTCCCAGTAATTCCCAACTTTTCTAGCGGAAGTATGTCAGCAGTAACACGTACCACACAAAATATTACAGAAACAATAGTTTCAACAGATTATAATACTGGTCATTCTCTATCTATAACAGGGGCAAATTTAGAAATAGATGGATCAACAATGTTACCTGACCCTACAACTATTAACCAAACTGTAAATGGGACAACTTATTCATGGACTGGAGCCGATCTAAC